AAGTAGGATAACACCATCTAAAAAAGTTGCAAAAAATTTATTTGGGACATTTTTAGAAGTTGATTATCAGGAATCATCACCAAAAATTATAATACAATTAGTTGGTCAATCATCAAAACACTTGGCCGATATGGAAAGTAAGACTTATAGATTTTCCGATGATAGTTTCTTTATTGGTTCAGCAAATAATAATCCATTAGTTGTTACAACATTGGAAGGTTTTGGAACAAATGATTTAAGTAAGGTTAATAAGGTAGTTGCATTTGAAGTTAGTTTTGGTGACCAAAACCAAGGTATTTTTAAAGGGGTATCATTAGACCAAGCAACATTAAAAAATACATCAGAATCTTTTGTTGTGTTAGAAAATTTAGCTAGGTCAGAGTCAGGGGCTGGTGGATATAATGTCGATGTTAGTTTATTTGATTATTATAAACAAGCGTCATATAGATGTGAAGTGACATGTATGGGTAATGTTATGATACAACCAACAATGTTCTTCTATTTAAAAAACATTCCAATGTTTAGAGGTTCGTATTGGATAACTGAAGTTAGTCATGACATTAGGGGAAATTCAATTAGTACAAGATTTACGGGAACGAGAATTCCATATGCCTCTTTACCTGACCCAACAGATTCTTTTGTTTCGAGTTATAGAGTATTATTTGATAAATTAATGTCAAGAGCATTAGCGGTATTGAAACAAGACGAGAAACCTAACGCAAAAAATGATGAAGTTGTAAAAGGAGAAAATGATATAACGTACGCTACCGATAGGGGTGGAATTAATATTAACAATGAAAGTATAACAAAAGGTAGTAATACGAATACTGTAGTTGGAATGACATCATTTGGGGTTCCATTCAACGGTTTCAATGATGAAAAGTTAATTCAAAAAATTGACAATCCGTCATTTGTTCATGAAGGTAGTGGTACGTGGTTAAGAACAAGAGTTATAAAAGCTGGTGGAGATGAAAATATATTAGATGGTGATACAACTATGAACATTGCAAATGGTTTAAAATGGTCTGAGATTAATCAAAAAGATAAATTCTATAGTACTCATTTTGATTTAACTGCGGTGGACGCTGTAACCATTAGGGGAGGGGTTACCGAGTTTATAAATCCTAATGTTCAAAATTCTAAGGTTTATACGTTAAATCCAAGTTATACTTTTACGGGTACAACGGTAACTCAAGGTCCTATAAGTAGTGGACCAAAATCAACCAAATGTGGTATGTCGATGTCGGCACCTTTAATGGCGGAGTTAGGTTTATATCCTAATCAGGTTATTTACTTTAGAATTAAGTAAATTCACGAAGTTTTTCACTTTATTAGATATTTATAGAATAAAATACTATGAATAAGGATAAAATTAATAATAGTTTGAATGACTATTATTCAAAACCAAAAAACGTACAAGCCGTTTCAAGTGATGGAATGGAAAGACAAGAATGTGATAGCCAAACCGGAGAATGTTATATTATTAGAGCAAAAGACGGTATTGTAGAAAGAATAAATAAAAAAGTCATTACCGAAGACGGTAGACAACTCTTACAAGATTAATATCATGAATCAAATAGAAAAGAAATTATTAGAAGAAGTTGCAAGATTTAGAGAGATTAACAAGTATGCCAAAAATCTACTAAACGAACAAGACGCAACAATGGATGCTGGATTACCACCGGCAGATATGGGAGCACCTGTAGATGCGGGAGCACCACCGGCAGATATGGGAGCACCTGTAGATGCGGGAGCACCACCGGCAGATATGGGAGCACCTGTAGAAGATAATACCGAAGAAATTGACATCACGGATTTAGTTAACATGACTAAATCAATTAAGAAAGATGTCGATGATAGTAAATCTGAAAATTTAGGAGTATCCGAAAAAATGGATAGTGTATTTACTAAATTAACAGATTTGGAACAAAAATTGTCTCAAATGGATTCTGTTATGGATAGAATTGACCAACTTGGAACAAAAATTGATTTAATGAAAGAAAAAACACCAGAAGAAAAACTTGAATTGCGTTCTTTAGATTCATATCCATTTAATCAAAATCCACAAGAGTTTTTTAATCAAAAACAAGGTGAGATGAGAATATCAGGTAAAAATGATTATGTTTTAACAAAACAAGATGTTGATGATTATTCAAAAGATATAATAAAAAACAGTTTTAACCCTGAACAACAAGAAGATGAATTTAAATTCTAAAGTAAATCTATTATTAGGTATTCACGCCCAATTGAAGATATTTCATTGGCAGACAAAAGGATATGCTAGACATAACGGTTTTGCTAAAACTAGAGATGAATTGGAAGATTTAATGGATTCATTTGTTGAGCAATCAATGGGTAAATACGGTAGGTTCTCATTAGATGAAGAAACCAAAACCATTGAACTATTTAACTTATCTGAATTGAAACCTCTTGAAATGGTTGAAACTATATGTCAATCTTTTATTGGTTTTACGGAAGAGTTAGACCCCGTTGATACAAATTTATTAAACATTCGAGATGAAATGTTAGGTTTATTCCAAAAATTAAAGTATCTTTTAACATTAGAGTAAGACACCAACCAAAACACATGGTGTTATTTAACCTCTAAAATACAGGTTAATAAAAAATATTTGAAAAAAAATGAAGTCAGGTTTTGTAATCTGACTTTTTTTGTTTATACTTTACATAGATATATTTCTAAACAATTAAATTTAAAAAAAAATGAGTACATTCGAATCAGTACTGGCACAGTACGAGAAAAACAAACAAGTCGCAGGCGGCAACAGTAACAAGGTATCCCAAGAGGATAGAATGAAAAAGTATTTTACTACACTATTACCGAAAGGTGCAAGAAGTGGTGAAAAAAGAATTAGGATTCTACCAACAACAGACGGTAGTTCTCCATTTAAAGAGGTTTACTACCACGAATTACAAGTGGACGGTCAATGGGTAAAACTTTATGACCCAAAACAAGAAGGTAAACGTTCTCCACTAAACGAAGTTTATGAAGGTTTAATGATGACAGGAGTTGAGGCTGACAAGGTTTTGGCTCGTCAATACAGAGCTCGTAAATTTTATATTGTCAAAGTTATTGACAGAGAAAACGAACAGGACGGTGTTAAGTTCTGGCGTTTTAAACACAATAGTAAGGGTGAAGGTATTTTAGATAAAATCTTCCCATTGTTCAAAAATAAAGGTGATATCACCGATACTCAAAAAGGTCGTGATTTAATCATCACCCTTGGTTTAACCAAAGCGGGTAACGGTAAAGAATACACCGCAATTACATCAATTATTCCTGAAGATATTACTCCATTATCAAACGATAATGATACTGTAAATTCATGGATTAATGATGAGTTAACATGGGCTGATGTTTATTCTAAAAAACCAGAAGAATATCTTGAAATGATTGCTAAAGGTGAAGTTCCAAAATGGGATGTTGAAACTAAGAAATATGTTTCAAACCTATCAGAAGAAACAACTTTAATGTCACCATCCACTTCAAAATCTGAACCAATTGTTGATGTCGACCCACAGGACGATGCTGACGTAGATGACGATTTACCGTTCTAATTTATTTTAATTGAGCTTGGACACTTACATGGACAATGTGTCCAAGCTCTTATTTTTTATTCACAAAATTACATACAACATAGACAATGGCAAAAATAGCAAAAAAGGAGTTTAACTTTAAAGAGAAGTTCTCCACGAAAACAAAATATAAAGAAACTAACTTTTATTTTGCTGGTGACGCATTTTTAAACGCTTGTGGATTACCGGGTCCTGTTATGGGTGGTATTAATATGTTCTTAGGACATAGTAATTCATCTAAAACAACCGCGATGATTTTAGCGGCGGCAGATGCACAAAAAAGAGGTGATTTACCTGTTTTTATTATCACAGAAAAAAAATGGAGTTGGGAACATGCGGTAGAATTAGGATTAAAAGCAACCAAAAATTCAGATGGTGAATGGGAGGGTGACTTCATCTTCAACGATAGTTTTGACTACATTGAACAAGCAACGGATTTTATTAATGATATTTTAGATGCTCAGGAAAAAGGTGAAATTCCACACTCAATTTTATTTTGTTGGGATTCAGTTGGTTCAGTACCATGTAAAATGACATTTGAAGGTAAAGGTGGTAAAATGCATAATGCATCCACATTATCTGACAAAATTGGAATGGGAATCCACTCAAGGATTTCAAAATCTAAAAAAGAAGATTACCCATATTACAACACAATGATTGTAATCAACCAACCATGGGTAGATTTACCGGATAATCCATTTGGACAACCCGAAATCAAAGCAAAAGGTGGTGAAGCATT